AATAGGTATTCTGGATGCCTCCGCACATGTCAAGCAAGGAAAACAAACACCAGCCAATTTCAGGGTGTAGGCTTTTGGGCAAAATGGCACAAATTATATCAAAGTGGCACAAGAGTTTTGCGCAAAAAAAATCCGCACGGGACAGTAATCTCGTTTGCAAACTCCAAAAATCAAATTTTTTCAAAAATCAACAAAAAAAATTGCTTAAGAAAATTTTTTATTTTTTGCTGGTTTTATGTATCCTGCTCGTTTTTTTAAGTTAAACCTACCTTATTGTAATCTATTGTTATGATAACCGGGTGTTCATTAGTTATATACAGGTCTATCTGGATTGCAGCATCACAACCGAGGTCTCCTCCTACTTCGCCTTCTTCTGGAGGGGTATGTACTTCTGGGTCAGGGACCTCCGCGTTGCAAGAGGTTCCGATGTTTACGTAGGAATAATCGTCATCCCAATTTGCTGCTCCAACTGTAACTAAATGGTCGTAAACCCATTCCGTCATTGGCTTCCAGCCGGACACACTGAATCCCCCCGCAGATGCGGACGCATTATGGGCACAACCTCGCCACCTGCACCATACTTCCCATTGAGTGAAACTTCCCACTCGTCTTAGGAATTGTAGATTGGCCGGTAAAGGATTTAATCTCAGACGCATCCCAATCGTTTCTGAATAGTCAGCGAAGCACGGCGCAATACCATACCGCCATTTGTTATCCGGGGCCCCTAACCATTCATAAGACATTTCGCCAAGGGCAATCACACTATCGCCCGCCCCCCAATCACCGGTTGTTGTATTCATTGCTATATTCCATGCGGCTCCAAAAGTATCAGTTGGTAACCCTTCATAGGTTGTTGTAGCTTTCGTTCGAGTCTGTAATGAAGCTGTGGGGACCCAAATAAAATACTTTAGCTTCAAGAGGACATCACGCATGTGGTTCATCATAGTAGCGGATGGATTTTTGCACCACGATGCATAAGTATGCCGTTTGATGCATGCTGCTCTTTTCGTTGCATCGCCCCACGTGTCATCTTTCCAGTCGATGCTATTTATGAAACCGGGGAATGCGACATTCATGTCGCAGAAGATTGCATAAGACTTACCTTGCCCGCCAGAAGCATCGCCTTCGACTTTAATATGCGTCCCATCTGTTACTTCTGTAATAAGATAACTGCCACTATCGGTGATGTCGATATCACCGCCAAGGCAGTAGGAATCTATCGTCCAATTCCCAATGTTCAAAGCAAGGGTTGTTATATTAGTATCGCTGTCATAGTTGGCGGTACTTACAGTGCCAGTATACGTCCAATCGGTACCCCAGGGTAGCTCATCCCAGCCCGCATCATGCCAATCATCGACCCCATCGAAGGGACGTTCAGCATCATCGTCTCGCAGATGGTAAAAGAAGCTGGGCGTTTTCATAGTATGTTTCCATGTACGCCGCCAGACAGGGTGGGCGTGCCAGCCTGCATGATTAGGGTCATCCCCATCTACCGTGCGTGGGTAAAAGGCCGTATCAAGATACCAGTCATAGTGGTCTCCGCCAAGCAATCGTAGAATTTCCTCGAATCCGTTCCAGTTACTCTCCACACCGCGCTGATCTAATCTTTTCCATGTGCCACTGTAATTCCAGGCCCATGGGCCTGGAGCACTTATATGCTCGACCGCACTTTGGTATTCGTAAAATTTAGGGTCCCAGTTTATGCTATCTTCATCAGGGCAACCGTAGTTAATAAAATAGCCCCAGAAGCCCACTTCTCCTGCACCTGCCCCGACATATTGTGTATACCACGCACCTATGTTGTCGCTGATGAAACCGCAGTTCCACCCTCCTTTTCTGGCATTGATTTGATTAACACGTGTTGGTTCGCCGTATGCTTTCCAGTATATTTCACCATATTCACCTGTCGGGTGATTTTCGACGGTAGATGTGTGCGGAACTATAACAATATATTCCCATTCGATGTCTAACGCATCACAAATCCGGCGGATAGTACCTACAGTATAGTTTTGGCCAAGTTCCCACCTAGTTTCATGTCCTGACAGATTATTAATTCTTGCCGTCTGAATAGGGAACCTTTGCCATGCGTTATAAAATATCCATTCACCGCCGGCGTAGTCTTCTAATTGACAAGGTGAGTTCCAACCGAATTCTGAATAATCGTCCCCGGTAGGTCGTCTGGCCCAATCGCCGCTAGGCGGTTCATCACTAGTTTCATCAACACTAACATAAAGAATATCGTTGTGCATAACAGCGTGGCCAATTGGATAGGGTGTATCACCTATGTCCCACTCGTCATATGTATAACCACCCCCCAGGACTTTCATGCGACGAAACAGGGCCTTGCGAATATCCTCAAACACCTCCGAGGTAATTTCGTCTCTGGCTTTAACCGGCCATCTTGATGAAGGGAATTCAGCCATACTTTAGCCCGCAAAGCAACTTATTATACGCCAATCTGTTTCGTACCATGTGATAGATTTATCTTCACCCACAAAAACAAAAATACCTAAAATATACCAATTTCCGCCATATGATGCGATGGGCACAATCGCATCTTTTGCCAACCAGGGAACAAATAATCTGTAATCAGATTCTCCGTTCATGTTAAAGATTTTTGGAGTGATTTCGTTTACCAAATTCCAATTTGCCGAGTCGGAATGTGGAGCTGTTTGGGAATCAAACGGTTCTTCGGCAGTGCCGGTCTTACACTCGTATTTTTTTCCCCCCCCACCTGTTTCGGTATCGATAACAAGGTCGCCTGAAACGTAGTTCCCCGCCGCCCAGTCTTCGGTACCATCTGCAACGAGCCTGAGAGTATATGTTGAAACATCATCATTTTCAGGCCAGCTTAAAGACGTAACGACTTTAGCAAATGTATATGAATCTCCGCCTTTGAACCTTACCGCCTTGTTCCGCTGAATTGTTTCTGGCGGGGCTTGACGTTCCAGCCGAGCTGCCAGGTCAAATCTTGCGACCGTTTTGTTTGTTTGCGATAAGGTCATTAAACTTCATCCCAACTTGCTCGCAGGCCGGTAATAGCGGCAGGCCCCTCACTGTCGGCAACGGCAAAAACGTAACTGTCGTTTTGAGATTCACCCGCTCCGGTTCGATAACTGCGGACGATAAAGCAATATACCTGCCCGTTTACCAGCACACCTGAGGTCCAGTTGAACTCACCCGCAAAATGTCCTCGTGAGCTATAAGGCACGGTTGCGGTTGGGTTGTTAAAATCAAAGCCGCTGCCCGAATCCATATATATATTGAAGCCTGTCGGCTCAATCTCCTGCGCCAGTGGTGTGTATCGCCAGCTAACTCTCAGCCTGGCCCCCGCCAGTTGTTCGACTGTCGTCAACACAGGAGCGTTCGGTGTATTACCTATCATATCACCGTTCGAGTCGATAACAACGGCACACGCATCCGATGGATCAGATTCGCGGCCGCAGTCGCTGACCTGCCGCCGGCGATAAACCCATACTGTGTTTGCCGGCAGGTACTGATTGGCAATTGAAACCTGACCATCATCAAGTCCGGCTACGGCCTGGATGGCGTCGTAATCCATATTGCCGTCCTGCCCGCGATAAATAGTAAAACAACCCGCCGGCCTGGGCCAGAAATCGCCGCCGGTTATGCCCATTGCGAGCTTGACACCGTGGGCCGAATCACCCTCATACAAACTGTCAAAAAACTTTGCGTCCATCAACATCTTCTGTCATAAATATTATAAATAATTTCTCTCTCTCTTTCCGAAAACGGTCTATCATCAATCTTTGCCAATATTTCAACCCACTTAAGTTCCGAATCGGTCAAACCTTCTTCAATATCTAACAAATCCTGCAAATGCCCCAAAGCTCGTTTTTGCTCGTCCATATTAAATAATCCCGCTTATGCCTCTGCCGGGTCTCTATCCACCGTGCTTTCGCCGTCGGTTATATCCAGCTTCAAAACCGTATTGCCCGCCGCATCTTTTATTGACATATCGCCGGTAACTTTGTCCTGGCTCATCTTGCCGACCAGCCGCAATAGTCCGTAAACATCCAGCCGGGACTCAACCGGTATATACCGCTCGGCATTCGCCAGGGAATTATTGCCGTTCTTGTCGGCATCGATAACACCGACAAGGTCGCCGGCATCAAACGGAGCGGTGCCGTAGGCAACGCTGAACTTGTACCAGCCTCCGCCTATCTCGCTGATTGAAGGCGCAGAACCGGATTTATCCGTGCCATCCAGCAGCATCAAAGACTCAAACTCCATCTGGGCCGCTGCACCTGTAAGCGGCTCGCCGTCACTGGCTACATAAAACGGAATTTCAATTGCCGTATTTGCCATTATTTAACGCTCCTATTTGAATATCGACAGCCGGGCCGGATTGCCCGTTCTTGCCCGCTGAGCAAATTGATATTTTTGCTGTATGGCACCTATCTGACCTTCGCTGCCGGAAATCCCCGGCCTGCCGCCGCGAAGCACATTTGCATTTCGCGGCCTGAAGTCGGCGTTGGCGACATCGACAAACAACGGATTTTCTTCAACCGAATCAGGCAACTTATAATCCTGACTGGAATTACCAGTATTATAACAATGATGAGTTAATTGACTTGCTGCTGTAACGCTGTAAACGCAATTATGGCTAAACGTAGAAGATATGCTGCCTTTCGCGACACCTTCCATTCTTATAGCATAATCATTTGCAGCGGCGGGTGAAAAAATGTTTGAACTGCCTGTTATAAAATGTCCGTTTTGCATACTGATGCAAGTCGTAGTCTGATTATAAAAAATGCAATTACTAACACCCATCCCCAAAAGAGTGCTTGTTTGAAATCCTATCGTTCCCCCATAACAAATAGAATTTATAACATTATCATGACGTATAATAGCACATACACCTGGATTGCTTGCTCTATCGCTGCCATTAAATACACAAGAATCTATAATACCACTGTTAAATATCAAAGACACTCCAGTAGAAAGTCTCGTTGCACCGAAGTAACAATCAATCAAAGCAACTTCATAAGCAAATCCTGAAATTGCAGAATAAACACCATCAAATATACAGTTGATAAAAGCACAATCAGTTGGATTGTTAGCGAAAGCTATCCCATCATTATTATTACCACTCGTATTTTTGAACCATATATTCTCAAAAACCAAACAGCCCTTACCATCTATAAGAATTAAATCATCTGTTAATGTACCACCGCCTGACCATTCAACCCAATCGGCACTGGAATTTTTCAGGGTCATACTTTCATCCTGGCGTAAAGCATCCAGAGCACCCCCATAGTAATCGCCGCCATAACTCATATCGCCTGGCGTTGTTTTGAAACCGATAATCCGCACAGATACATTATTTGAAACACTGCCTGTTACAGGAATGGTAAGTTTGCTGGTGAAAGTCTCGTCCTTATTCGTATAAACAATACGACTGTGATAAACACCTACATACATCTCGGTAAGGGCGGTATCAATGTCTTCAAAGGCCCCACCGACAAGCGCGTTAACTTCATCATGTTCACCTTCCTCTCCCAAATCCACCTCGCCCAAAACTGTAATGGAATCACCGCTGCCGTCAACGGCTGTAATCTCAAAATAATCTACCCCCTCGCTATCTAATCGTGCGATAGTACCGACAACCGCATCTGCAAAATCACCAGGCGTCGAAGCTGTAATTATCGAATGTACCCAGGCATCTTCAGTTGTAACAGGACAACTATTACTTTCGCATTTCGGGGCACCGGCAGCAGTCATAAAATCAGTCAATGTTTCACTGGCATCCCAGGCAGCCTTTGTACAGCCACCGCCTGTATCACCCGTATGCGTGCCGTAAACAAAATGTACCGACTCAATACTAACTGACATTAGCTGACCCTCATACAGGTAATGTAAACATCGCAATCAGCATTTGCCCCATCGCCAACGACCGACAGGCTGCCACTGGCGGCAATCTCATGGTAGGCATCGTCGACAGTACCCGCTTTATTGATTGTCTTATCGGTGCCGGTAACGGTTACTGTGTCGGTAATATCATTAGTGCCATCAGTAAGCTTCCAGGTTCCACCATCGGCGCTTTTGGCAGCACTCCAGGCATCGAGCACACGGTACTTAAATGGTGCATTTGCGTTGTGTATTTGAACAGTATTGCCGCCGGTTAGCTCGGCGGTCAGAATAAACCCGACCCCGCCGTTGATGCTGTAATTAGCAAGCTCCGTACCATCCACATTGGTTATTGTATTACTGGCGCAGTTGATGGTTTTATTGGTCAATGTTTGAGTGCCGCTTGTCCCGACTATCTCGCCGATCGTAGTCAGTGCACCGGCGATCATCTTCATAAGCGAAACAGTTGCATCCTCTGTGCCATCGGCAACATCAGTAAATTTCACAACGATCCTGGCGTACTCAATTTTTTCATCGTTATCGTTCTCGCCATAAATCGGAATGCGTATCTCATCATCGTTCGCAGGCGTATCTTTGTTCCAGTGAATCGGCAGGGCCTGCACACTGGTCCCTGTCGCTGTCAGATACGTTGCCAGGTACTGCAGGAACGTCCGGCCTCGCAAATCGGTTATTGCTGTGATAGTTCCTTCGCTGTTGACTGTGATCTCGGCAAGCTTGATATGCTCTGTCGCCGGCCAGCCGTTGCCGTCGATACCGGAGCTGATGGTATTGTCGTCTTTCATCCAGACATAGGTGGTATCGTTATCAGTCGGGTCAACAGCGTTGCCGGGCGTATATGTCTTTGGTTCGCCCTTAAAAAGATATTTGCCGCCGCGAACATTGAAGGTTGTAGCCGTTGCGAAGTAAACGCCTAACGCCATCGCCCAATCCAGAGCATTAAGTATGCCCCATGCAAATTTTTTGTTTTCCGCCGTGAACGGCATTGTGCCCGCCGGTACTACCTCAAGCCCGCGTGCGCTCATGGAGCTGTCAATATCAGCCTCAACCGGATATCCTCTGCTCATAACCATCTTTCAAACTCCTTTTTTGTTTTCCGGGTTTAATTATTTGCAGCCACAAACAGGTCCAGCCCGCTTATGACCACTTTCATATTAAGTTTCCTGGCAACGATTATAAGCTGCGCCAACGTCGGCTGGGCATCGATGTCAGCCGGGATTATTTTCGTTTCCGGAAACGCTTTTGCCTTATTTGCTTTCAATGTCGAGACGCACATTTTGTTCATTTCAACGGCTGCCACTACATCGAGTCCAGCCTGTTGAAGGCCCAATGCCATCCCGCCAGCCCCGGCGAATAAGTCTATCGCTTTTAATTTTTGCATTTACTTCTCAGCCTATCCCCGTCATTACTACCGGACCGAACAGAACTCCCTGACCCGCCGAATTGAACAGTGTTCGCTCTCGTTTGTGAGTTATTGCCAGCACCCGTTTGGCATCGATTTGGCGGCCTTCATTATAATCGTTCCACAACCGCCGGTCGGTTGTTAAAAAATAACCGCCCTGCAGTGTAGCCACTACCCAGTTGCCGTTATCCCGCAGGTGTTTTATAATTGCCCGAACATGACGTCGCTGCGTCTCTCGTGTCCCGGCCAGCCGAAGCCTGGCGGCAAGGTCCGCCGCCACAATAGTACAATTCGCTTTCTGCAATATCGCAAGTAAGCGATTCGCCTGTTCAGTTGTTATGTTCGGTTTGCTCATTTATTTGTCGCCCAAGTCGCCCAAGTCGCCACACATATACTCACCAGTATCAAAGTTATTCTAAACAAAGCGTCCTGTATTGATTCAAGAGCCTTGGTTGCTTGTGTTATCGCTTCGATAATTGTGTTTGGGTCAGTCATCTTCCATTCCGCTTTTTTTTAGCCACAGCCATCGTTGAGTCGTAATCGATTGCTTCAGGAATAAATGGCTCAACGAAAAAGTCGTCCATAACCACTCGTCGAGCCGTTACTTTGGCTAATTGCTCGTCCGTGAGTTTGGCCAGCGCTTCTTTATCGACGCTTTCTTTGATGCGAATGTAGGCATCGGCCTTTTTCATGAACACCTTTTTGATTAGCGAAAGCGTGGTTTTCTTGACTTTGATCGATACGCTTTTTCGCCAGCCGAGCGTGCCGAAGTTGAGCTTTTTGCTTCGCTTGGCTTTGAAATCTTTTTTGCGATTTACCGCAAATGCCTCGATGCTTGCAGTATGTTGAGCAATTGAGTTTTGCAGCGGTTTGACTTCAAGTGCCAGGCCGGACTTGACCTCGTCTATTTCTTTTTTGGCCTTTGCCTGGGCGGCCTGAATCTTGATAAGAAGTCCGCCAACCTCACGAACCAGTTCATCGGCCTGGTCCCATCCGATTATAGGCTTAAGTGTCTGTTTCGACTTGACACGTTTGGTTTTGGGCATCCGTGGCTCCTTTCGTAAAATCTTCCCTGATTTCGTTTAAGTTTTTATAACACCTGCCCTGTTTGCGACTCACAATTGCTTTTAACGCCTCAATAACTTCATACGCATGTTTGGGCGTAAGCTGATCAAGATATCTTGCTTTGTGCTTTGTTTGTTTTGTAATAAAATCGAACAGATTCTCTAAGCTCCAGCCGATATCGAATGCCAGGTTCTTGATCGCCGACTGCTGCGCAAAGCTGGCAACCGTGTAACGGCTGGCAGCTTTTTTTCTGAAATGATCGGCGGGCTTGCCCGGATACCGCCAGCCGTGCGATTCGCAGATAGCTAATAGATCTTCCATCTGCATGGCGTTGAGTTGCTTGCAGCTCGTAACCATATCGCCAGACGGCTGTTTGTACTGCCGCAACAGCAGCCGGTACCTGGCATCGAAGTGTTTGGTTCGCAACCCGGCGGCTCTGACCGCCATTTGAACAAGTTTTATCTGCTGATTATTCAGCATTTAAACACCTTTTACTTTCTTTTTTCGCCGGTTTTGTTTTTGTCGCTGCAATCATTTAACCAGTCCTTGCAACCGCTTGCTGTTCTTTATGTTCCGCAATATGCCTGGTTGCCAGAGGCAGCCGTACCCTGACCGGCAAATCAAGCTGCTCTATCGCAGCAATAATAAGTGCCAAATCAATCGCCCCGGTCTCATACACCACGCCGGCGGTATGTAACGCCGCGATTACATGACTACAGGTACGCAGCCTGCCGCTTCTCGGCGTTCTGCAAATATTCCGAAGCGTCCCAACCGCATCGATAGTCAGCTTGACACCTCCATATTCATACAATCGGCGGATGTCCTCGACCGTATAAAGCCCACCGTCTTTTTCGGCGGCGTGTTCGTCGAGATTCAGTATACACATCAAACGCGATGTGAACTGGTCGAGCGATTCGAAGCCACGCCGAGTAGTCGGCTGCATGATTGTCTTTAAAAGGTCATGGTTACCGGCCAGGACCAGGGGGCATCTGGATTTGACAACGATTATCTGACGAAGTCGATTCAACTGCCGGACTGTCAGGCCCGACGCCTCGTCGAGCATTACAATTATCTGCCTGTTCTGCAGGGCGTCAATTAATCGCCGTGTTACTTTGTCGAGCGAGCCGTCCGAATCGATGCCAAGTTTTTTTGCGATCTCGGCAAACACAGTCGTAGAATTCATCGCATCATCAAGCTCAACGTAAACCGTATTTTTGTTCGCCTCGGCGTATTGCCTTAAACAGTGGCTCTTGCCGTGACCACCATCGCCGACTATTACGCCAATCTTGCCCTCGTCATCGCTGAACGCCTCGGTCTGGGTAATCAGTGTGCCGATTCGTTTCGCTATGCTGGTTTCAACGAATGCTTTACCCTTGACCCGCCGGTCCATTCGGCTTATGGTATCTAAAAAATTGACTATCTTATTAACAACATCTTTTGTGTTGCCTTTATATCTGCCGTTAAGGAATTGACTCAACAGTGTGCGGCTTATGCCGAGTGTTTCGGCGACGGTGTTTTGCGAAACGCCTTTACGCGATTTTATAAAAGCCTTCAGCCTGTCGGCTATTCGCTTTTCTTCAGCTTTATTCATTGGAATCCTTTCCGCAACGATTCGGGCGTCCCTCGCCAACCCTTGGTTTATATCGTCAGTCATCGAATAATTTTACCTTTACGGGTTTTTGCTTTGGTTTCATTAAAGACAGGTCTATATCCAGAACCGTTTCTACCGACTCAGCACCCGCTGCCTTTTTTACCAGTTTTTGAAGTTCGAGTGCTTTGTGCAGCTTGACCTGTTTATCGAACGGCGTGCGCACCGGCCTTAAATTTGCAGCCGCAGGCGGCGGGGTTTCTTTGCGGCCCTCGGCCATGGCCTTAAGCGTTAAAGTTGTAAGATCCATATTTGCTGTCAACCGCGAATCACGATAAGATTTAGCAAGGTGAACCGCCTTTGCTTTCTGCCGCATCGCATCCCGCAGGGCCTCCTCATTAACAGCAGATCCATATTGAACAAGTCGGTTCTGCTCGGCGATTGTGATCAGCTCGTAAGTCGCTGAATTATAGACATAAACTTTTCGCAAGTCGTCCGGGTCATAGGCGATGCGTACCTTTTTCCCCTGATAATTCATAAGTTTAATATCATATTGACCATACCACATATTTTTGAATCGCACACCGTTTTTGCCGGCAACGAGTTCGCCGCTCCAGACTCGCAGCAATAAATCTATAACGCCATCGGCAACAACACGGCGGGATTCGCGGCTATTGAGTACCTGCAAAGGCGATTGACCTTCCATGCCTTTGCCGTGATGAGCGGCATTATTGTAAGCATCGATGTATTGCACAAAAAGATTGTTCAAGCCTTCCAGGTCATACGCCTGCTCGATTGCTTTTTTGCTTTTTAACAACTCTTTTAAATATTCAGGTTTGCGTTTTGTGTCTTTTCCACAATATGTCGGAAAAGTTTTACTGAATTGGCAATCAAGCGTGTCGAAGAACCGCTCAATTGCCTTGCTTTGCGGATGATATGCTATTGCAAACGATGCACCGATATCCATCATGGCGTAAATGCCGGCTAACATCTGCTCATCTATATAGCCGGCCTTAATCGCCCGCCTTTTCGCTTTTGTAGTCCCGGTCCACATCTCGGAGTCGTAATCCCTGCCGTTATCGATCTTAACCGAATCAGGTGGACCGTATTTTTCAATCGCCCGCTTCATCGCCAGCAGGATAGTCGTCTGATTGGGCGAGGCGGTGAGGTAATAGCCTACGATTGCCCGGCTCCGCATGTCCTGCCAGGCGGTTACCCAGGGGCGAATCCATTGGCCTCTGTGCCTAATCCACAGATTCAATTGCGAATGATCGCCTATCCAGACCGCCCCTGGCGCTACGCTGTTTGGGTCTTTTTCAACGTATGGTGCGCATTTAGCCTCGTAAGCAGCGATACCTTCGCGGTGCAGAATCTCGACAAACAAAGGAATTTGAGCTTTTATGTATTTATAAAAGAATTGCAGACTCGGAATTTTCCAGCCCTTATTTTCCGAGCGGTTTATGTAATTGATATTCTGCCAGCATATCTTGACGCTCAACTGCTGCGGTGTCAGGTACATCGACTTAAACAGCTCGAACGCCTCAGTACTTATCATTTGACTGATAAATTTACCACCGCCACGCGTATCAACCAGGCCGACAAGACCCTGATTGCGATAACGCACAATCCATCGTTGAAAACTTCTTTTGCCGACGGCGTTGTTTTTGGCAAAAACCGACATCGCCTCGCTGCGAGTGCCGCCGGCTTTCACGAATTTCGCTGAAAATTTCTCAAAGGCCTGAATAAAACCAACCTTGCGAATCGCGTCTTCACGCTTATTGGCGGGCACATCCAGCAATTCTCGCGATTGCAGCATATCTTCAGGCCCCTTTATTCCGCAAAGCCGGGCATCAGCAGCCAGGGGAATTCGCCATTGCCCGCCGCTCTTGACGGCACCTTTGAATTTGCCAGCCCTGCACATACGGCATACATGCCGCTCTGTCATGTTTAGCTGTTTTGCCGCCTTAGCCGAATCTACATAGTCATTCACAGGATCATCCTTGCTTTTTTAGCAGCGACCCTAACAATTGCGTTACGTTGCTTAGAATTTTATGCAGCGACCCTAACAATTGCGTTACGTTGCTTAGAATTTTATAAAGTGGTTCGATAATACTTACAACCGCCGGCTCGATTGATTTGTCATAATCACCGCCCGTACCTGTAACCACGGGTGCCGGTTCCGGCAGCTCGTTAAGTGTTATCCACTTGCCGGCCGGTCGGCAGGTGTCATGTTGCCGGTCTATCGCATATTGCTGGTATTTATGAATAAACCATTTGTTGTCGCGTTTGAATTGTATCACTTCGCAGCCGGCATCATCGCAATTGGAATTCGCACAAAAAAAGCACCAGCCAAAATACGTTCTTATCTCGCGTCCGTAGCGGTCTTTTTTGTGTGAGCAAATTTGTGGGTACGGCAGCGGCTTCGCACACACCGGGCAGACCACATCCTTAATTGTCCCCTGAAGTTCGACTGGTTCTTTTGCCAAAGCAACCATAAACAATCCCCTTTCATTTTGCAGTTGCAACATTAAATTCATGTGTGATTGCCTGAAAAATCTGCGATTGATTTTCTATCATCAGAGCAAATTCTGTTCGGTATTTTGCGACTGCAATTCTGTCGGCCGAATCGATGCGGTTATCTGCGAGTATCTTTAATACCAAAGATTCGCAGGCAATTTGCTTTTTGCGTACCTCAATCAGTTCCTGCAGCGATGGCGTATCTTCGTTTCCGTTTTTGCATTTTTGCTTTATCAACGGCACGATAATTATCGGCACATCGCCCGCCAGCAGCAGCATAATTCGCACATCGAGCGTAAGCTTATAAAGGCTTCGCCACATGACCGAAGGTATCGTCAATTCACCGGCCAGATACTTATAAACGGTCGATAACGCCCTGCCGGTCAGCATACTAAGCTGCTTGGCGGTTATGTCTCGCTCGTCGCAAATTGTACTCAGCAGAATATGATCGTCGCTCACTTCGACTCCCTTTTGCATATCGCGTCCTTGCTTTAATTTTGGCGGCCGGTTTGGAATAGCTCCCTGTTCCGACCGCCGTTCCCTGTGGTTTCTTTCGCATTTTATAAAAAGCGACCATGGGATTTGCACCCTTCAGGCCTCGCTCAGCCAACGTGCTGCTGAACTCCGCACGTTTCGCACTGCGGACCGCCGCTTCTTCTCAATTTTTAAAAGTGCTAATTCTGCTTCGCGACTCGGCGGTTTGGAATTAGCTCCCTATTCCGCCGGGCCGGTAAGGTTCCCGTCGTTTTTTTTCACTTTCGCCCAGTAACTATTCGTCGCGGTTTTTCGCCAGCCGCGAGGCCCACCATTAAAGATACGCGCAGCAAGCTCCTCGCGATTACGCTCCAGCCACAGCGTTATGTAAAGCCTTGTGATCTGCTTTGCTTTCGCCGGTTCGTAACGGTCAGAATATGTAAAGTCTGTGCGGCAAAAACGATTGACATCATCAACGACGCACTTATGGATCTGCAGCGGACCCGCTGCCCTGCCGCCGTCACCATCGGGCGGATTGAGCGAGCCGGCGGATTCGACCTGCCACAATTTGTCGATAAGCTCATCGAGCCAGTCCACTTGGTCAGGAACCCCGGCGTTCGCGGTCGCCGGGGACCCGACCTTCAGGCAATGGCAAAGAAAAGAAAAATAGCAGGAGCCCTGCCGGTTGCCGGGGGGGAAACAATCCGCAGGGCTTGGAGGGGGAACTATGAGATCGAACAACAGCAGGGCGATTATAATCACCGCTGGAAAAATCGCCCTTAAATTACCTTGTCGTTTAACTTTCGCCGCCATAAACTTGGCTCCGACAATCTTTTATTGCTTTCGAGCCTTCGCTCGATTCTTTACAGCCCGGCGGGTCTCCCGCCCGCCGGGCAAAGTTATAAAAAAGCACCTCAGCCGACGGTCGACTGAGGGTTAGAGATTTCTTTACCAGCAAGGGCCTCTTGAGTCGCTGCGGAATTCGTATCTTCTGATGTCGAGGGATTTGCCGGATCAACCGGGCCGGCCGGGTCAACCAGACTGGGCGGATCTGCCAGTAATGCCAGATATTCCGGCAACTCGCGAACCATCGTGCGGAGACCTTCGGCTCCGTTCGATATTCCGCGACGAATACAATATGTCTGAAAAGCTGTCTGTAAAATTCCGGGCAATACGACTGATACTTGCTGACCTATCATTACGACGTCTCCAATTTGAAAATTTGACCAAAAAACAAAAGCAATATACATAATCGTCGGCAGAAGTCAATAAAATTATTTACTGAAAATATAAAAAGCTGCCGTAACTATTACAACGCATGTTGTTGTAAAGACTTGCAATAATTGTTTTTTTTTCTATAATTGGTTTTATGCCCAGTAAAAAGACAACTACAGTGGTTTTGGGAGACAAGGCTCAGCAAATAAAAAACCGACTAGCGCCAGTTTTTGGCCTCAAGACGATATTGTCCGTAGGGCTGGAATTGTTTGATAAGTTGCCGGATAACAAGAAGATTGAACTTGCTGCGGCAGTAAACCAAAAACCAGTTAAACCAATTGAAACGAAGGCTAAACAGTCGAAGCCGGAAAGCTTAAAAGCTGCAATAAATGCCATAAAAAAACAGGCAAAGTGGACCCCCGAGGGTGAAATCATCTTCCGGCTACACTCTAAAGAAGAACAGGCGGAGCTTGCTGAATTACGGCGTCTTTTGGGGCCAGAGCCAAAACACAAAAAAAAGCAAAGTAATCGGCCTCCAAATGTCGATGAGGGGGTTGCTTGATTGTTTTTTGAAAAATTGGGAAGGGGCCTTAAAATGATTACTCACAAAAAGTTAGCGTTATTTTTATCAGCAGCGGCCCTGCTGCTCTGGATAGTACCGAACGTCTGGCCGGCGGGGGCAAAAAATATTCGCCCGCAACGAGGTCAAACTACAGTCCAAGGCGGGTCGCATACTCGCCGAAGCAGCGATTCGCGAAATCGCATCTATCCGAGGGGGGAAACTGAAAAGGAACGCCAGGAACGCCTGCGAAAATGGGCTGAAAAAGACAGAATCCGCGAAAAGCAGGGAGCTGATCGAGAGGCAGAACGGCTGCGGTTCAAACAGGCAATGGCCGAGCGCAAGCAAAAGAACGAAAAAAATACCAAGTCGCCTATGGAAAAAAGAATTACCGCCCTTGAGCGCGAAGTTTACAGGCTGAGAGAGTTGGTTCCGCTGCTTGAGGAACGCATAATATCGCTCGAAAAATTGGTGTGGAAAAAAACGGAAAAAATAAAATTTTAGTGTTTGCAATCGATTTGCCGATGCTATAGATTGTACTGATAATTGAATAGGCAAAAGTCTCCCGCTTTTGCCAAACGGTCTGAAATCATCAGCCCGTCGACTGAGTGTTAGAGAACTTAGCGGCGGGTTTTTGTCTATACCCGCCTCCGAAAAATGCTAACCGGTGCCGAAGGACTGGTACCACAGAACGCATGGAGGTGTAAAATGAATTGTAACAAACCCTTAATCGTCGTTTCAATTCTGTTTTCAATCGGCCTGCTGTTTCTCACCGCCGGCTGTGAGGGCCTGCGTTTTGCCGCGAGCGAGGGGCAAAAACAGATTGCACTCGACACTTACCAGTCTGCGCTGTTTGTTGACCGCCTCGGTGCCGAGCCAAACACATCTACAACCGCCCGGCTTGTGGGCGGGGCAAAAACAGGCATGGCATATATCGGCATACCGAAAGAGCCGGTAATTTCCGATTACGATAAGACCATCGCCCAGGCCCGGCTCGATGCGCACAAAAGACCAAAGACCGAGCAGGTCTTTGATTCTGTTGGTGAGGGTCTATCACTGGCTGCCGAGCTTGCAATCCTGTTTGGCGTAGGCGGCGTTGGCTTCGGAGGTAAAAAGGCAATTGACTGGATTCGACTTGCGCAGCAAAAAAGTACGGCCCTGCAGGAAATTGTGCGGAATAACGAAATATTTAAAAAACAAGCGAGCATCGAAGCCTTCAATATTTTTAAGCAAACTCAAACAAATCAATCACCGGCTACCAGACAGCTTGTAACAAAAATTAAATCTTAAGGAGCTTTTATGAGTCCGTGGTTTTTGGTTGGGATCGTTCTAAGCGCCCTTTTGGGCGCAACGGCGACGGTTACAAGTTCGATGGTGCTGTTTAATTTGCGGTCGATGAATAAGCGAATCGAGACGCTGGAAGCTAATCAGCAAATCTTTATGCAGCGTAAAAGCGAATGTCAGCAGGAATTTGTGCCGGTCGGGCAATTTATACGCGATGCCGGCTATACGCGTAAAAGACTTGATGATGTGGTCGAGGCGGTAACGGCACTGACAGGCAAACTTGATGTGGTTTCACAACTGCCGCAGATAGCAGGCCAAATCGCATCGCAAACTGTTCGCGAAATGCTGGAGTTGACTAAGAAAGGGTAAGCCATGGCGAAGGTACCGGAAGCAGTAAAAATCAAAATTCAGCGTAATCGAATACTCTCGGTTCTCGACACGATGTACCCGACCCCGCTGCAGCTCGGAACTCTGTACGAATCCGGCTGCTGCTATATTGACCCGGCTTACAGCTTCGAGCTGTTCACCAAAGACATCAGCTATTTAAAAGACAAAGGCTACGTTGAGTTTATCGATGAGAAAATCGGCGGTGCCGGCGAGTTCAAAAAGAAGGTAGTCGGTTTGACGGCCAGAGGTAAAGAGATCGCCGAGCAGACCCAGACCGACCCGGCCCTGGAGATATGATGGCCAAAAACAGGCGGACACATTCATCGATTGATAAGCTGCCGGAGGGACTGCGTAAAACATTAACCCGCATGGTAGTCGATAACGAATGGCCTGCGGATTTTCCGAAACGCGAGGGCTTCGGATTTAAGGGTGATAAAGCAGAGCTTACCGGCAAGCCGCGTTATGAAGACGTTGCCGCTTATTGCCAATTCAAGGACTACAAGGTATCGGAGTCGGCAATAGGCAGGTTCGGTATGCGTATGCGAATACTCGCACGCATGAAGAACGCCGGCGTTATCGTTCGCGATGTAATGAAGGACCTGACCGCCGAGAACGCATCGGCAACACAAAAGGCGGTCGCCGAGATGATTACCGCTCAGACGATTGAGTTCATCGCCGACCGCGATGATTTATCGAGCAAACAAATAAAGGAAGTATCGCAGGCAATGCGGGATTGCACAGCCGTCAGTATCAACGCCGACAAATACATCCGCGAGCAAATGAAAGAAAAAGCCGAGGCCGCTGCAAAATCTACCAGGAAAAAATTAACCAAAGCCGGCGTTAATAGAAAACTAATCCAGGAAATTATCGATGAGCAATTGGGAGTTGTAAAATCGTAGCGGTGCAGGACAAATTGCCTAAAGGGTATTTTTTGCCTTACCAGGTCAACTGGATTCTGGACGAAGCCAATGCCTGCTTGTGGGACAAGAGCAGGCGTATCGGCGCTACTTACGCCGACAGTTACAAATCGGTCAGAGATCGCAGTCTCATCGATCACCGGCGGGATCTGTGGTTCAGCTCGGCGGATGAATCGGCGGCAATCGAATACGCTCTTTACTGCCGGCAGTGGGGCGAGTTGTTGAAGACTGCCGTTAAAGAACTGACCGAAACGCTTGAAGACGACCAGGGTTATAAATTCAATAATTACGTTTGCGTTCTACCAAACGGCAGCCGAATCAACAGTATGACGAGCAATCCGAGGCGGTTCCGCTCTAAAGGCGGAGACGTTGTGCTTGACGAATTTGACTGGCATGATAAACCCGGCGAGATGCTTGACGCTGCAATGCCGACAACCACGTGGGGTTATTCGCTTCGCATTTTGACGACGCGAAACGGCGAAGGTTCCGAGTTTGACAAACTTGTTAAACTTGCAAAAAAAATAACCGACGGCCAGGCAACCGCCAAAGAGCTTCACACATTCAACTGGTCGTATCACTTGACCCCTATTACCACTGCTATAGAGCAGGGCCTGGCTGAAAAAGTTTACCGGCTCGATCGCATGGATCCCGAGGCCAGGCAAAGATTTTTTGATGAATGCCGGGCTCGGGCCAGAAACGAAGATGCCTTTAATCAGGAATACATGTGCATCCCATCCGCAGCGGCGTCAACATTGATTCCTTATGATCTATACCAAAGCTGTGAAGACTCCAGCTGCCTCAAGACAAGAGGTGAAGGCAGCAAGTTTATGGGTTTCGATATTGGCAGGGAAAAAGACCTGACGGTGTTCTGGATTTACGAACTCGTCGGCGATGTGCTTGTAACCCGGCAGATGATCAAATTAAAAAAGCAACCTTACCACGTTCAGGAACAAGTTGCCGCCGATTTGCTCGCCGACAATACAATCCTGCGTGCCTGCGGCGATGCAACCGGTATCGGCGATATGCTGGTTGAAGCCCTGCAGCGGCGGTTCGGCACTTATCGAGTTGAAAAAGTAAAGTTCACCGCTCCGATCAAAGAACACCTGGCGAGTCTCATCTTGAGCAGGTTTGAAGATAAAAGAATCCGCGTACCTGAAGATATGACAATCAGGGAGAGCTTTCATGCGGTGCGTAAGACCGTAACCGCCGCCGGCAATATTCGCTACGATGCGGCAAGCACCGAAGCAGGCCATGCCGATGAGTTCTGGGCTGCTGCGTTAGGCTGCGAAGCATCCAGCACATCCAACAAGGCGGAGTGTATATTGATATGACACAAATCGTAAAGGCAAAAAGAAAACTAAACACTGAAGAAGCCGAGCGGTTGCTATTCCCAATCGATCGTCAGGCAGAAAAGGATTATACGATTCGATTTCCGCAGTTCCACCAACTGTTCGACAAGTCGCTATGGGTCGATGGTGACAACAGTTCCACACCTCGACGGCCTTATAGCCAGGTCGAGCTTGTCTTTCGATGCGTTGAAGAATTAGTCAATGCTGTAGTGGGCCTGCCGCTGGTGCTTTCTACGGTTGACGAAAAGATTATTGAAGGCGGGCCGCAACACGACATCCTTTACAATAATCCATTGATGAGCTTCGAGAAGTTCATCGTCCAAACGATTGGACATTATGCACTGAGTCGAGATGTATTCTGGATCTTCACTGACATGGCCGGTGTCCGGCCTAAAGAGATCGCAGTCGTATCCGGAACACAGATGCATCCTGTTACCCACAATCGTCAAAGTGACGGTGAGCTTATTGGTTGGGAGTTTCGCGGTGTCGCCGGCAGGCAAGCCAAATATAGCCTCGACGAAGTTTACCAAATAAAGAACTTTAGCCCTTACGATCGCTTTCACGGCGTCGGGCCAACATCGGCGGCCAGGTTAAGTATAAACTACAGCTACGCCGCATCTTTATTTAATACCAGCGCGCTCGATAACGCAGCAGAGCCGGGACTTATTCTTCACACTCCGACTTCGTTAATAAAAGAAGAGGTCGACCTTCTGCGAGCACAGTTCGACGCCCGTCATCGCGGAGCTGCGAAAGCAAAAAGAACGGCGGTCTTAACCGGTGGCATGGACGTTAAAACGGTAGCTTTGAAGATGACTGATATGCAGCTTGCCGAGATATCGCAGATTAAAGACCGGCGAATCTGCTCGACCTTCGGCGTGCCGCCGGAGATTGTAGGTCTCGGCACTGAAGCCCAGTACGCTCAAGGTCCGGCCCAACGAGCCTTCCTGTTTAATACAATAATGCCGCTGGGTAACTTGATTGCCGGCGAAATCACTCGCGGAATATTGTCTCGCTTTTACAGCAGCGATGGGCGGGCCGTTACTTTGGCGAAGGCTAAATCTTACGGAGGCACAAAAGCCAAGCCTTTGGCCTTGCGGCGTATTTACCGCACCGCCTGCAGCAAGGCAGCCGCCGCCAAGCAGAAAATCTTCGCATGGTTTGATTACGACCAGCACCCGGTGGTCCAGGAGCATCAGCGAGAGGTCGCCGAAAAAGTCTTTAAGTTCACCCAGGCAGGTGTCCCTCTCAATAACTTAATAGAGGCTCACGATTTGCCCTACGAGACTCAGCCGTGGGGCAATGACTGGTGGGTGGGTATGGGGCAGGTGCCGGCGAGTTATATTCTCGAAACCGGTATTGAAGGATTAACCGGGCCATCACTGCCTGAAGGTGAGACTCCCGGCGAAGACAAGAGTTTTGTTGAATTTAAAAAGGATATCGCTGAAGTCGCCGAGGCCGAAAAGATAAACAAAGACAACGAGCAGCAACGGCTTCGCATCTGGCAGAAATGGGTAATAAGCTGGGCGGGAATCGAACGTGAATACAAAGAAGCAATGCGACGGTTCTTTCTACGGCAGCAGCGAATACTTACCGACAAGCTCAAGAAAGCAATGAGCGAATCGGCGAATAAATCCACGACTAAAGATTACATTGATGACATAATTTTACGCGTCGTTTTTGATATCAAGATTGAAGATGACAAAATAAAAGTCATCAATCGCATCTTTTTTGGCAAGGCAAGCGAACTCGGCATTCGTCAGATTTTTTCCGAAGTGGGCGGCTTTTCCGGTGATAAACTTACCGGAGCCGTCGAACAGGCCAAACGCAACGCCGCTATCAAAGCAGCCCTTGTAACCCAATCGCACAAGATTGGGGGCATTAATCGCACGACCCAGAACATGGTTGCTTCGCAGATTCGCCGGGGCCTTGATGCCGAGGAAGGGCTGGAACAACTTACCGGCAGAATCAGCAAAGCACTTGGCTCAAACAGGGCAAGGGCCTTGTCGATAGCACGCACCCAAACTTCCGGAGCGATATCGACCGGACGGCACGTTGGTATGAAACATGCCGGGGTCGAATTAAAAAGCTGGCTGACCAGCGGCGACTCACAGGTCCGCCAGGGGCATGTTGCCGCCGGTGAAAGATACGCCCAAGGCATCCCAATTGACACTCCCTTTGAAGTGGATGGCGAGACGCTTCGATACCCCTGCGACCCGGCAGGCTCGGCGGCAAACATTATTAATTGTCGGTGCGTTTCGATAGCTCGCAAGGCAAGCAATAAAACGTTCGATATGAATTTTTATGCAAATATGAAATTTTATTCCTACGACGAGATGCAAAAATCTCAAGCCAAAATAGAGGACCAGTAAAATGAAAAACAAATACTTTTTTGCCGCCGTCAAAGCAATTAACGAAGACGAGAGAACGCTTGACGCGGTTGCATCAACCAGCGATATGGATCGGGACGGTGATATTATTCTGCCGAGCGCGTTTGAGAAAAGCCTGCAACCGTTTAAGGACAATCCTGTCATTTTGGCAGGTCATCAGCACAGGCTCGCCAGCGGTTCATCGCCGGTAATCGGTTCGGCGATACCGGATAGTATCAGAACCGATAAGAAGCAAATGACATTTACGATGCGATTCGCCGACACGCCACTCGGCAATGAATACTGGCAGCTTTACAAAGACCGCCATATGCGTGCCTTTTCGGTAGGTTTCATGCCGATCGAATGGACCGATGAAAAGGACGAAAAGCTCGGATATATCCGAACCTATACCAAAATTGAGTTATTGGAAATATCGGCGGTGCCGGTCCCGAGCAATCGCCTGGCGTTAGTAAGGATGAAGGGTTTTTATGAAGTCGAAACCGCAAAGGACTCTGCCGTTGAGTCCGTTAAATCTGTTTTAGAGGCAACGCTCAAAAGCGAGTTGGATAAATTTACAATTCGCATCGAAGATAGTCTTGACGATATTAAATCGCTTTTAATCGCCGATTCGGACGGGTTTGCAAAGACCCTGCTCGGTGAGTCTTTTGAATCACCCGAATCCGCCGGCGATCTCAAAAATGCCGAGCAGCAGTTAGAACGAATCGAAAAATGTTTTATAGGAGACAAAAACAATGCTAACAAATGAACAAATCGAAGCTCGTTTGAAACAAACCGCCGATCTAATCGAGAGCGGGGTCGAAGATATCAAGAAAAATACGGCCACGAAAAAGGAAGTGCTTGATTTGATCAACGAAAGAACCGGCGAAGATAACGAGATTATCAAAAACAGCCAGGCCGATATCGAGCGACTTAACATCGGTATCGACGAAGTCAAGGGCTACGTTGACAGCCTCAAAGAGCAGTTGCGAAGTCTTAATCGCGGCAATCTAAACAACAACAACCACAATCTCTCGGTTAAAGGTTACAAAGGGCATTTTTCCTCCCCTCAAGAGGCAAAGCTTTTCGCCCTCTTGATTATGTCCGCGAGCATGGGCAATCACGCTCGATTTAAATCGAGAGTTGAAGAAATCAACAAGGCCATCGAAAATATGGGCGTTGGTCCGTACTTGGTCGATAGTAATGGTCGCAAGACGATGACAGGCTCCAGCCAGGCCGCCGGCTCGTTAGTAACGGTCGAGCAGGTTCCCAGCATCATCATGCTGCTGGAACAATACGGTAAGTATCGAGCTAATGCCCAGAATGTTCCCATGGGAGCGGGGCAGACAACGCAGCCCAAAATTGACGGCTTATTGACCGGCTATGTTCCCGGCGAAGGCGGCACTATTACCGAGACCTCTCCCGATATCCCGGTAGTTACACTAACGCCACGAACAATCAATTACCTAACCGGTTATTCGATAGAGCTTGAGGATGATGCCTTGGTGGCCCTTGGCGAGATGTTAGCAGGTCTGTTCGCCCGATCGATGGCTTACGATGAGGACCGCATCGGCTTTTTGGGCGATGGCACCAGCACATATTTCGGCATGACCGGCATCACGGGAGCACTTCGGGCGGTTGACGCCACAATCGGTAATATCAAGAGCCTGGTAGTCGGCGCCGGCAACGCTTACAGCGAGCTGACTTTGGCCAACTTCGAATCGCTCGTCGGAACCTTACCGGAGTTCGCAGATGACGGTGAGGCCAAGTGGTACGTGCATCGTTATTTCTTTTGGACAATAATGGTGAAGCTGGCACTTGCGGCAGGTAGTGGCACGGCGACCGAAATTCTCGCAGGCAAAGTTATCCACCAGCGAACCTATCTTGGCTATTCTGTAGAATTCACACAGGTAATGCCCAAGGTAGAGGCGAACAGCCAGATATGCGCACTTCTGGCGAATCTTCGCCAGGGTGCGATGCTCGGCACCAGAGGCGGTATTGAATTCGCCCAATCTTCGGAAAGATATTTCGAAAAGGGCGTTGTCGCAGTTCGCGGCAGAGACCGCATTGCGGTGAACGCTTTCGGTGTCGGCGACACGACTAAAGCCGGCCCTATCTGCGGATTGATTACGGCCTCCAGTTAAAAATTGGCGGAAACTTAAAAATTAAATCACAACCTTAGGAGACAAAAAAATGGATCTAAGAGCGATATTAAAAACGCTTAAATTTACGATGACGTTACGCCCTCAGCTAAAGGACGACGGCGACTTTGGCAACAACACGTATGTTGATACCCAGGGGCTGGGCGCTTTGTTGTTCCTCTTTCTCGTCGGAGACACCGATGTTGCGTCGGGCGATGCTATCGGTTCGACTGCCGAAGGCACAGCGCCAAAAATCGAGGAATGCGACACATCAGGCGGCACCTATTCGGATGTATCATCTGCAGCGTTAGCAGATTCAATCCAGCACGACGAAGACAATAAGCTATTCGGCATTTATGTCGATTTGACTAAGTCGCACAAGAGGTACATGCAGGCTAATGCGCCGCACTCGGCAGCGGGTGCACAAAATGGCTCGAATATGGCCGTCCTGGCTATAGGCTTTCCGACCGATGAAAGCCCCCGCGATGCAGCAGGAATGGGCTTAACAGAATTGATCGAGGCGTAGCTTTTTTTTAAAACGGTAATTATCCGCCCGTCAATCGTGGCGGGCGGATTTTTGAAAAACAAATTTCAGTAAGGAAAAAAATTATGTGGGTTATATTCAAAAAAACTTACGCAGGCGAGCTTGGCATGTTCTTTGCCGGCCTGAAATACGACCTGCCTGAATCAGTACTGAAGCTGCTCAAAAAAGCCAGGGCCAAAATTAAAAAATGCCTCGCACCCTGGGATGAGCACAAAGATGCCAAGACAATTACAAAGGCCGAAGCGAAACAAATGCAGTCCGATGCTGAACAGGCAAGGATTGATGCTGTCAATATGTTTGAGCACGCAATAGGCAAAGAGGCAGTGGCCGAGGCCGAGGAGCGATTATCCCAGGCTGAGATTAGCAAAGCAAAGGCCTATGTCGCTTTAACGATTGCTGAGCACGCAACGACTGCTGAGCAAGCAATCGCAGCCGCAACCTTAAGAAGACTGGAGTACGACGATGCCGTGCGAAAAATCAAACCGGCGGACAAAGCAGCTGTCGATGCCGGAAAACTATAAAAAGGCAATCGACCATTCGCCGAATGATAAACAGTTTACGCCCGAAAAAGCGGGCGGTAAATACAAAACAAAAGGCTTTTAACCAGTGATTAAAAGCTGTTCGATGAGGCCTTAAAATGCCGGAACTCGTAGCAAAAACAAGTGCGGCAGTTGCCGTCGATGAGGATTTGACGACGCTGATAGACTGGACGAACATCGAGGCGGTTGCCGGCTTTACTATTATCATCGGAAACGCCGGCGGTGGAAGTGCCAACGATATTACCGATGTTCAGATAGATACGAGCAGCGACGGCGGTGCAACATCCAGTCTCGACCAGCATGATGGTACCCCTGCTGTGCCGATTACAAGCGGCAATGCGAAGCAGGGTACGTTCACAGAGACCGCAGCGTTTGTGCGAATACGAGCCAAATGTGCGGCGATAGAAGACACTACGGCAACCGCAATACTGTTAGCTGATTCGTCAACAGCAAGAATATGCGCACTTGCCGATGTAAAAGACAGGCTCGGCCTGAGCAATACCGATCACGATTCGGTTATCAACAGAATCATTACCGGCCTTGAGGCAATATTCAATCAATATACCAGGCGAACACTGCTGCAGACATCCGCCGATGTTACTGAATATTACACAGGCCAGGGCAGCTACCTGCAGCTTAAACGCTATCCAATTATCACAATAACATCGGTTACGCAATCAGTAACTTACGATTTCGACAACACAGATGCCCTCGTCGCTGATACCGATTATCGCCTGGTCAACGCCGGCAGGAACGGAATTTTATATCGCACTTACAATTTATCGTGGTTCGACACGCCCGATTCGATCAAGGTTGTTTATCGCGGCGGATATTGCGCAGCGGGCCAGAGTCCCGGCGATGGTGAAACTGCAATGCCGGCGGACCTGCGCGAGGCGGCTATCGAGCAGGCAAGTTTCTTCTTTAAACGAAAAGATGACATCGGCCTGGCCGGTGTGGGTTTCCAGGGCGGCAGTATCAGCAAGTTCAACCCAATTAACTTGCTGCCAATGGTTAAAGATATTCTGCAAAATTATAAAAGGTATTAACTGTGATGATTCAACTCGAACTAGGCAGGAATTTTGAAACCACCATCCGCGAACTTGGCGGCGCAGGCAGGGCGGTCCTGGCAGGGGCTAGTGCCGGCCTGAGGACCGGTGTCAAACTGGCCGCCGGTAATGTGGTGAAAAATTACCTGACAGGCCAGTCGCTTAAAAGAAGGACGGGCCGTTTGGCCAGGGCGGTTGACGGCTGGATGGCGGGTGATTTTGAAGGCGTTGTCGGCGTGCGACCGAACAGCAGCGTTGCAAAGTACGCATGGCTATTGGGCGATGAGTCCAAAACAATCACTCCCAAACGCGCAAAGTTTCTAACTATTCCTATCGGTGAGAACCTAACCGGTGCCGGCGTTGCAAGATTCTCATCGCCGCGACAGGTGCCGAAGGGATTTTTTATCCGCAGCAAAACAGGTAATCTTTTATTCGGTTATAAACGCGGGAAAAAAGGCAAGTTCAGGGCGTTATTCGTGCTGAAGAAAAGTGTTTTCGTTCAGGGATCAGGCGCCCTTTACGACGGTGTGAATAACAGTCTCGACAACATAACCGGCGAGATGGAAACTGAAATTGCAAGAAGAACGGGAGCTGCGTAAATGGCAAACGATGGCGGCTTAGTTGCGCAAGTAGAGCAGTGGATGGCCGACACACTCGCCGCTCTGACAAACGGCGACGAAATTGTCTTCAAGACCGCTGATATCTGGAGGCATCAGATAGCAGCTACCAACGCCGGTATCGAGGCATTTGCAAGATACGAACCGTTTGCGTTTGTTAGTTATTCCGGGGCCGATGCCGCTCGCGAAGGCGGTTATGATTTAAGGCAGGTATTGGAGTTTGCTGTTCTCATAGGAGCGGAGCACAAAGAAGATGGAGTTGCCAGGTTTGGCGATGCGAACAATCTCGGTACGAGCAAGATTCGCGATCTGGTTATCGCCGCGTTCGACCGCAAACATCCTGGCGGCGGGCTTACGTGCGATGAGTTTTATTATACCGGCGAGGTCGAGGTATTTGACGGCCCCAGGCGGCATGCAATACAAATAAATTTTGAGACAAGTCAATTGACACCTAATTAGGAGTTTTGTTATGGCTACGGTAAATAATCGAGTAGGAATTCCGCAGGCATTTGTAATCAACGGCGTCGATGCCGGCGGGGCCATGAGCGCCGCTATTCAGGCAGGTTACGACAATACAGTCCGCTCGGCACCTGATGGCCTGCAGGTAGCTTTACAGGACAAAGAGATTCAGTTCGTTCGCGGCACTATCGTAACCCAGGACTGGATAGAGGCGGTCAATCTTTTGACCGGCACGGTCGGCACGTACGTATTTTACGAACGAAAGTCCGGCGTTGCCGAGGAAACCGGCTATGTCAAACACACTATTACTAACCCGATCATCCATCGCGCAAATTTGAATTTCAACAAAGGCGGTTACGCGACGGTCAGCCTTGACTTCGAGTGCCGTGCCGCTGATGAGACAAAAGGCATTGCCGATATGTGGACCCCGCTTGATGATCAGTCGGCACCATCCAACGTATCCGCTGCTCGCGGCGGATGGCGAATAGTAACCTGCGCACACGGCGAAGTCAGCATTTACCACTTGACGGCATTTGACTTCAGCCTGGCCCTGCCGCTCGTTAAGGAATGTAACGATGCCGATGTCGGCTATACCTGCGTCGATGCCCGGCTCGACGGCCTGACAGCGGGTGGGTCGATAAGTTTTCAGGATGCGGAAATAACAACCGCCAAGCTCAAATGTCAGCAATTGATTACCGCTGCGAAGGCCAGCCTTGTAATTGCGGTCAAACAGTCCGCCGGCGGTGCCAATAAGACAATAACAATAGCCGGCGTGGACTTCAGCAATGTCGGCAGCGACTCTGCAGCCGGTTCACCGTTTACCGGCTATACCGCAGCCTTTAATGTTGCCAATGATATCAGTACGCAACTGACTTTGGCCGGCGATAACAAAATAATCTCAATCGCCTGATAACGTAAAATGTCAAAAAATATTAACATACATATAAAGACTCCGGGAGCCGGTAAGGCCAAACGCGATCTCGACAGTGTTGGTCAGTCGTCAAAGAATGTCGGCCAGACGGTAAAAGATAGTAGCCGAAAAGGGGCTAAAGAAGTTGATAAGCTTCGCAACTCAACCGATTCGGCAAAAGGTGCGTTTGGTAAATTCGCCGGTTCGCTCACCTCGTGGGTGGTCAAGCTAGCCAGTATCGCAACCGCTATTCGACTTGTAACCAGTGCCATCCGCTCACAAATAGAAGCTATGCAGGAACACGCCAGAATAGCCGCTGAGCAGCAGAAATCATTAGTTGAACTGCAATTTTTGGGCGGGTTTTTTCGCGAGCGGCCTGAGCTGCAAAAAGAAGTTGCGACGTTGGCGGAATTTGGGCGACGCCCGTTTCAGGAAGTCGCCGGTGCATGGTATTCCCTGCGAAGCAAAGGTGCCGGCTTGAGCGAACAACAACAAAGTTCCATTCTGCGCGAAGCGCTCGAGCTTGGCAGAACCACACCATCAACGCCACTCGGCACCCTTATTGATATGTTTAGTTTGTACGCAAAAAGAACCGGCGTGCAGGACGCCAATAGAGTCCAGAATGTATTAAACCAAACAATCACCGAGGCCGGTGGTACCGCCGCCGATGTCGCAAGTTATATGCCTCAATTTTTACCCATCGGAATGAGCGGCGGCCTATCGGGTGCCGAAACTGCAGGGCTTTGGTCGTACGTTACAACGCAATTGGCTGATGCATCAATCGCAACAACTGGGATGCGTTCTACGTTTATGGGTCTGCAGGGTCGCGGCTCACCTGAGGGGCAAAGATTGTTGAAAAGGTTCGGAATAAATAAGGGGATGGATTTTTTTGAAAAAATCGCTCGCCTCTCACAGCGGTTTCAATCGGGAAAATTTTCGTTGGGCCATGCTGAACTAATAGCCGGGCGTGAAGGAGCACCCGTTCTTTTATCCATCCTACAAAATCCGGCTGCGATGATGCAGACGGTTGGCAATGTTGTCGGAGCCGATACCGGCCAGTTTGATATCACACAGGACATGATCGCCGATCTGATGGGGACTGATGAACGGGCCAGGCTTGAAGAACAGACCCGCCTGCTCGATGTTGAACTGGCGAATATCAAAGGCGGCGACATCGGGGCGATGCGATGGAATGTTTATCTTAAAGCTTATGAAAAAGCGATGCGGCTAAAAGGGGTGCCTGAAGCGGTAATTCAAACACAAAAAAAGTTCGAACAAATAAAGGCTGGCTTCGGTCTTAGTTCGGGGGATCTGGCTGGATGGACTACGCCTTTTGCGTGGGGAAATATCCGCCCTGAAAGCCCGCCTATAATCATAAACGATCAAAGCACTAACTATTACCCTCGAATCGGCAGCGACGAACGCGGACCGAGATTTAGTCAGGACTGATTAAATGGCAGCAACGCCTTTGACAAATATATTCGGCACTGAAATCAAGGTTTACGCCCAGCCTCGCCAGGGGCAAAGACAATACGCGGCCTTCCCCGGTGCCGACGGCGTGGTCGGCATGTTTATGGGCACTCGCGGTCGTCAGATTGTCATTACCGGCATGCTCGCGGATACCGGCAGCAATTACTATAACGCCCGGGCTAATCTTCAAGCGACAATCGATGCTATTGAAGCCTACCAACAGGAGCCGGAGGCTGATTACAGTTTCGCCGGGGAAACTTACACCGATGTGGTATTCGATAAATTCCAGCTTGTACCTGACAACAACGGGAAGGTTTTTTACTGGACCAGCGATGGTTATGTAACCTGTAAATTTGTTGCCTGTTTAAACGAGTTGACGTAAATATGACAGTTGAAGATTCCAAACGTCTGGACAGGACTGCTCAGAACCTGGTCATTGAGGTGAGACGGTACAATGGCTCACCGCCGGTGTATGAAAGCGTATGGAACCCTGTGATGGCGGCCAAGGTCGATCGAATAGAAATTCGCGGCGGAGCCAGGCCGTCGGTAGCAACTATATGGTTCCCGATGCGCCGATGGAACGAATCTTTCGATGTGAAATGGGGCGACATGATTCGCATACGCTCAAACGAGCAGCAGCAGATCAGTTCGTCCGTTGTTTTTTCAGGATTTATAACAAGTTATCTTTCCGATTTTTGCGGAGGCAGCGATAAAACGCAGGCGCATGAACGTCTTGCTTTTGTTTGCATGGATGCCCGGTGGGTATTAAAAATAACCAGCCCGCTTTATGGTCAAATTGCTCGCGGCCCCGATGACTACCTCAGTTATGGTTTACCAGAACAGCAGCCGATTGAAGGCGAATATACGTTTTTATCCGGGCAACGGGCTATCTTCAACGCCGGCGGCAAACCTAATCGCGACCCAGCTCTTTTGACGGTAAAAAGCGATTCCGGCCAAACACTTTGCCAGGCTCCAATCTTTGCCGACCCATACAACGCATCATTGTGGTCCGCTCGCGACATGGTCCGTTACATTTTAAGCCCGTTATTTAACAAGGCCTATGATTACGTACCAATCCCTGATCCGAATGAATTAAACGGTTTGGGCCATGAAAACTGGGATGTAGTATTAAAGCACATTGTCATCGAAGGCCTTAACATCATAGATGCCCTGGATTTAATTTGCCGTAATTTGGGCTGGCATTTCCGGCTTGATTATTCGTTGGACGGGATTGATTTTGTCTTTTACAAGATCGGCGGTGCCTCGGCTTATACCAGAACCAGCGAACAGCCTACCATCCTTCACCAATTGTACGCCCCTGCAGCCGGCGAAAACATTAAAGAGGCCGTCAACGCCGGCAACAAGATGCTGTGGGCTATGCAACTGGCCGAAGATATTACAACTCTTGTGAACAATCCATTCGGTCTCGGCGCTCCGCACCGGTTCGAATTTACCGCCGAGCTTGTTCCCGCCTGGCTGGATTCACAGCTTGAACCAGATACTTCGGATAATAACGCAAACCTGTTTTTCACGGAAGCGGATTTGCAGGACCTGACTTCGCCGAACGATCACACTTATTATAAATACTATCATCCTCGCGGCGCGGAATTTCGCCGCGATGTGGGGCGTAAATGGACATTGAACGAGACCGGCAAATATAGTGTGAGTGATACGTACGATAGGGGTGTGCCTTTTGATTTTACAACAATCGTCCCCGCCGAATACATCCTGGCCCAGGATGGCAGGCGTCTTTACGCACCGTTTAATCGCCGGTTACTGCCCTGTCTAACCGTTGATAAAGATGGTTTAAATTCGGTCGGTATCAAACTCGAATTCAGTTTTGACGAGGGTGATACCTGGCAGGTAATTCCCGCTGCAATAAGCTGTTTAAAAAACGAATGCGGCATATATATCGACGAAGCCAACCTTGCAGAAATGGTTGATGAGGCCGAAGGCACTATCTCCGGCGGCACGCTGGATGGCGTGCAGCTTAATTATTTTGCAAGTTTGTGCAACGATAAGCTTAATGACCGCTCCTTTAAGGACGGCGATTGGAAAACGCGAGTCCGGGTTACCGCCAGCGTGCAGCTCGACCAGCGGCTGCAAAAAGAGATTCAGCCGGCGGCGGCATCCGGAAGTCCTTTCCATCATGCCGCTATTTATGATTTTTCCGGCGATTATTATTTAAATAAACGAACCCCATCGAGTGAATTTAATGGTTCTTTGACAGCGGTGGAAGCGGATGATACTGATGCCTTCGACAAACATCTGCAGGCGGTTCGTGAAGCCAATCAGGGCATGAGCGTTAGCGGTCAGTTCACGCTCGATAGATTGTGGCTCGGTGATGGGGCCGGCCAGCCCGATTTCGCGATCGGGGATTGTATTGAAAAAATTGCAGGGCGTGATTACAACCTCACCTTCAACCTGGGCGCAGGTAATACTCGTCCGGAAATTATTCAGATTATATATTTGCCTGACAAACAAATGACCAAATTGATTACGCGAGATCTAAGATTTACCGAGGTGACTGGCTTATGAGTGCGGTAATTGCAATCCAGTTTATTGTGCCTCTCGGTTACGAGCCGGGTGATTATATGCAGTTACATTCCAACAACGGGGTCGGCAGTATTGACTGGGACAGCCCCTTAAACAATCAGATATTTGAGTTGTTCCCCGGCGGTGCCGGCTGCTATGGATTTGGCTACGCTCCATTCGGTCAGTTCCGATTCGGTGAGCCTCATCCTATGGGGACCGCCGGCTTCGGCGAGATGCCCTTTGGGTTGTTCCCTTTTGGATATGGCTCTGCTGTTATCGAGGCCGGACACCAGGTAGCCGCCTGCGGTGCATGGAACTTTGGCTTCAAGGCCTACGATTCGCTCGGCAATGCTCACACCGGCACGCCTGAGGAAGTAACCGTGCACGTGCACATCGCACCGCCGGAACCGACTAGGCTTAGCAAAAACAGTTACAACAAGACAACCGATGTGCTTGTCTTGAACGCGGCATAATAAACGCTCTTTTAAAACTTAATACTTTATCCTGGACAAAAAACAGGCCCCGAGATTCGGAAATTATATAAAGGATTGTCCAGGGTAAAGGTGAAAGTTAAGTACTCGGTCTCTCGCGACAAGAGGTCGAAGGCTCGCGACCGGACTGAACTTGTGATAGCTAATTATCCGCTGCCGAAGCGGTGGTAAAAAATAAATATTGGCATAAGCAAAAAGCGTGCCAGTATCTTAAATAAAAAATTCGTTGTAGGTATGTAGTATCCGGTTCTTTGAAAAATTCGTCGAAAATCGGGCGGGGAGTGTATGTCTTATTGAAAAATTTTTATTCCTCAGGCAAAACCAATGTCTTTTCCCATGTCCGATGTCCGCGACCGATGTCCGTAAATTGCGACGTTTTGCTCGCTATCGATTTCGAGCTATGGGCAGTTTGGCGGGGTTTTAAACACTTCTTAAACACTTTGGCAATTGATAGCTTTTGTGCCATTTAGAACACACTGCGTGCCCGTGTGGACACTTTTGTGCCATTTAGCACTGTTTAATTACTCACGCGCCCGGGCACCCCAAAAACCCTTTTCTTGCCCCCAAAAACCACGATTTCCCGCCGGTTCCCGCCTATTCCCACCCCTCGGACATTTATGCCATTTATAGTAAGAGGTTACAC